GAGTGGTTTTGGGGGCGGTGACCACAGCTTGTCCTGTTTCGTCAAACTGAGGGTCGCCAGAACCTTCCAGTGCAGACCCGCTCACGTTGGCGATTGCGCCTGCTCCCATGACGGCAGCGCCTACTCCAGCGCCGATACCAGTCCAACCCGTAGTGAGGGCGATAGCTCCACCTGCCGCCATGAGGCCTGTGCCTACCCCCTTAAGGATAGACCCGGCAGCACGCTGCTTAGGTCGGCTGCTGATGCGTAGGTCGTAGACATCCTTGAGCGTCTCATCGAGCTGGGTCATGATCTTGATAAGATCCTGATTAGCTCGCTCAAGTGCAGCCATTGCCTTGATCTGGTCGCCAGCAAAGTTCTCTTCACGAAGCTGCTGAAGGCGAGTTGTTTCCTCTTGCTGAATAGCAAGCTGATCCTTCTCGCTAATGCCCATGGTCTTGAGGTGAGCTGGGTTGGAGGGGTCGTACATCCCCTTACCCCCGGCTTTCTCAAAGGCGATCTGCTGCTGACCATATTGGATGAGGGACGTTTGCATCTCCTCACCTATACCCATCTGGGCCATGCGTGCTCTTGTCATAGAGCCTGGAGTTAGAGCGCCTCTGGAGATATTAGGGTTAGTCAACCCTAACGCCTTAACCATCTCCTGCCGCTGCTGGAAGGGGTCCTTCATGCCCCCACCAATCTTAAAAGCGTTGGTGCCAAGCATGAAGAACATCCTGTTAGCGACATCAGGGTTCATCATCTGCTCTTGCTCAGCGATGATGTCTTGAGTAGTCTTTCCGTAGCCTGCGGTCATACGTAAGGACTCAACGCTTTGAGCGAGCTGGCTAGTGGCCTGTACTCCTGTTCTAGACTGAAACGCAACAAGAGAGTTAACGCCGTCAGCACCTAACCTGTAATTCGTCAGGGGCCGTCGCTGACCTATGACCTCCGCTTGCGACATACCAGTCATCTGCTGTGTGAGGAGGTTCAGCCGGTCCATAGAAGTGGCGTACTGAATGCCCCTATCTATACGGCGGTCCATGGCCCCTACAGCCTGGCCAACTACAGGGGCTACGATCTGGTTAACTATGGCTGCCGCCCCAGCCGCCCTTACGGCAGTGGTGTTAAGAGGGGGGGTAGGAGGACCCCCACCAGCGCCAGCGCCAGCGCCGCCGCCTCCACCGCCGCCTCCACCGCCTCCACCGCCGCCTCCACCCTTCATGTTCTTTTCGGCAAGATTCCCAGGGTTGAATGCTGGGTTGCTTTTGCCTGTGCCGGATACGCTCTGCATGGCGTTGGCGTAGCGCTCAGCCTCATCAGCTAAGAGCTTCATTTCTGACTTGAGCTTGGTGGTCGACTCTTTGACCTTGTCAAGCTCTTTAGCCAAGGTCTGGATGGCGGTGGCGTCTACTTTCAGAGAAGACCGAGCAGAAGCCATACGGCGGCCTTGATTGCCACCGATCATTCCTCGACCTACTTCTGCATTTGGGTCTTCTGCCATTGATGTCTCCGTTACGATTTACGCCACTTCGCCATACGATACCAGAAATCTCGTTGGCGAACTGTCAGGGATTTCATGTCATGAAATGTGAACCCTTTGTAGACGGAGGCAATCGACTCGTATTCCCAATAAAGAACTGTCAGGTTAACTGAGTAGAAGTGAGACCCAGTCGAACACTAACGGAATGTCCTTCTCGCAAGCTGCACACTGGGCGTTCACCTCCTTCATATCAGGGCCAACCTCGACACCGAGGAGGGTGTCGATGAGCTTCTTGCGTTCACCTACGTTGAGCTTCTTAGCCCAAGCAATACGGTCTTTGGGGGCCTTGCCCTCAAACATCACACAATTTGCAAGAACATGAGTGTTGAACTCAGCTACATTGTTGGTCTTCTTTTGAACACTCACCATGTCTTCTCCAGTAGGGAGACGAAGATGGTAAGTGGCTTTATGAGTTTTGACTTCTAACCCTACTCTAGGATCGAATGAAGGCTTCCTAATAGGGAAGTCCTCATCAAGGGACAAGAGTATGTCGTTAGATTCACCACAAGAAGGACACGCTGACCTAAGCTCTCTGGATTCTCCATAGGTAGCTTTTACTATCCCTAAGTACAAAGTATCCCTATCAGCAAGCGTCAGCTTATGAATGATAGAGGGAGACTTAGATACAACGAAATCTCCTATGCTAACTACTGCCAATTTGAGTACTTCTGACATGTACTCAGCATAGAGCAGGTCCTTCTTGTTCTCAAAAGAAGCGAGGTGCTCTTCATCCTCTCCGGTTAACTCCCGGACGATTGCAGTAGTCACCCAATCGTCGTCAATCTCTATCCCAATAGTAAGCTCAACAACCGTTTGTGGAGCCTCCCCCATTTCTGGGGGAGGCTCTTCCAGAGCAGCGTTGATCTGACTTACCTGCGAATCAGTACTCATTGTAGATTCCTTATTGTAAACGTGTTTTTATGTTATTACGAGAAGTTAGAGACTGTGGCAGTACCGTTAGGACCAGGGCTTGACCAAGCAATCTCGAAACCTTCATGGTTGACCACCATCTGCTGAATAAGGATGGAGGAGTCACCAGCATTGAGGTCACCAAGATAGTACGAGGCGGGCCAGCAGTTGTGCAGCTTATACGCCATCTTTAACGCCGAATTGTGAGCGACGGGATCCTGATTAGGAAGCTCGTACTTAGCATCTGCTACCGGATGGTCAAACACATGGATGGTAATATCGCAACGATAGTCGCTGTTACCTGTAGCAGCTGCACCAGGGTTGCCATCTCCCTGCGCCCATGTGTGCATGAACGTCTGCCACTTGTAAAGAGCATCGTTGTCTGCAAAGACACCCTTGGTGAAGGTTACAGGCCCAAAGTCTGACTGCCCAATCATCTTGTGTGGGTGGGTGTTCATCCCACCCTCTCTGTAGGCAATCATTTCGTTCTGTACCGTCAGACCAGAAACGACAGAGAATCCTGTCTCTATCGAGTCTGTACCAAGGTAGGAGCGAAGACCAGAAGACTGGTCAGGCGATATCGTTACCTTGAACTTGAAGTTCCTGATCGGATCGCTTAATACGGATCTCGGCATTACAAATCTCCTTTATTAGAGGGCTTCTGCGGAACTGCTACCGCCGGTCCACTGACTGATGTTGAGGACAATGTACTCAGCTGGGTACAGCAACGATACGCCAACCTCAATATTGACGATACCTTCGTCAATAGAGGTGGCAGTGTTGTTGGTCGAGTCACAGATCACGTAGTAAGCCTCTGCGGGGCTGTTGCCCTTCAACCCTCCGCTTTGGTAGAAGTCTGTGAGGAACCCGGACAGGGATGCCCCAATCTTCAACCAGAGGTTGGTGTCGTTCGGCTCAAACACTGCGAATGCCGAACGCTCCTTGAGCTGGTGCTTAAGGTAGTTGAGGGTACGCCGTACAGGAATGAACTTGTCTGGAGCGGAGATATTGAGAGTTCTCGCACCGTAAACCGAGATGCCAGCACCAGGAATAGCTTTGAAGGTGTTGATCGGATTAGAAGCGTTCTCGTACATGGTACCGATATCAGCACTGGAGATGACGGTCTCCAGACCAATAGCACCAACAATGTCGGCCTTGTACCCGGCAGGGGCAACTGCTACCGATCTCTGAACCTGGAGTCGAGCCATCATTCCCACAATAGCCCCACCAGGATAGGTCACCCGAATAGCTCCCGGACCTCTCTTGGCAGGATCCACCATCTTCAGGCAGGGGGCGTAATACGCAGCGTAACCCTTAGATGAGAAAGAGCTAAGAGGTGACGACTCAGAAAGGATGTCTACAGCGGAGGTAAGGCCCTTGCTGGGGTCTATGACCACGAAGGCATTTCCTCTAGTCTCGGCTTTTCCGACCAGGGTGCTCAAGCTAGACGCATCGCTAAGAGTAAGTCCAACCGCATTCCAAACCATATCGCCTTCAATGAGGTCGATCTTGTCGAAAGCGTCAGACCAATCAGCTGCTCTAAGCGAATCTCCCTGAGTCCCACTAGCCAAGGTCGTATACGCCGTAGCGAAAGTGGCAAGTGTGTCTTCTCTTCCAAACCCTACATCAGGGTCAGCGCCAGCTACGTTATGAACCTTAATGTACTGGCTATACGTATTAACAATAGTGGCTACGTAGCGGCTGCTATTGGGGTCAAGAGACAGCTCCGGCCAACGCTCCACTTCTGTTGTGCCATACTTGACAGCGATAGCAAAAGTGCTAAGAGTCAACCCATTGGACACTTCTACCGACAAAGAGTTGCCCCAAGTACCAACGCTTATAGCATCGACATCAAGCAGGTGTACTACGCTTTCAGCGCTAGCGCTAGCGTCAGTCGGATAGTAACCGAAAGAGGCTGAGGAGGCAGTGGGGACGATGGGTTCTTCCTCGGTATCGGTTGGGATGACTCGCACGATGTAGGCATTGCGGCCCCCATTGGCGAAGAAGTGGTATACCGAATACCCGAGATCGTAAGTGTCCTCAAGATCTCCGAAGAGCTTTTTATACGATACCCAATCGGTCACAAGAGTAGCAGTCTCTGGACCGCGAGCTGCCGTGCCGAAGAAGGCGGCAACAGGACCGTTAGCAACAGGACGAATGAAGTTAGACGTCAAAGCCTCATTGACGTATACGCCTGGGCCGTTAGTGAATGTAGGCATAGGATTCTCCTTAAAGGGGACGTGAGGAATACTACCACGTATGATTCATCGGGTACTACCAAATTGTGTCAGAAACAGAGCCATAGGCCAAAGATCCTTGGATCTCAAAAGCAGCCTCGGCAGCGAACAGGTCGGATTGGGGAAGCTCCGAATTGATTTGTACTGTATACACCTTTCGGAATATACGTTTCTTGTATCCGGCTTCTTGATCCATTACGTCAGAAGATCTCCAGCTAAGTAGGTCGCAGCGTCTACTCGTGTTGTCTTCTGGGATAGTTATGTAAGAGCGCCTAAACGGAAATACATAACGCAACATACCAGCAGTCAAATCTCTATCATGTCGCTGAGACCTACAATAGGTAGATATCTGGTAGGTCAGATCTATAGGGATCATTTGCTGAGTGGCTAAATAAGGAGAATCTCCTACTATGTTCTCCATGTCAGCATCAACGTATTCCGAAGGGAAATAATCTATCTTATTAGATGAGCTAGACAGAGGAACAGAGGCGCTGAACTCGGGAGACACGTAGTAATAGGTAAGCTCAGATTCCTGTCGGTACCTAGCATGGCTTATCCCAATCAGCTCTATGGTAACGAAAGGGAAAGATCTCTCGGTATCAGACTCCGGGTAGCGATAGAACACCTGTACTTTGCGAGAGTTCTGCCTGTCGTCGGACACACTAAGGCCGTTCAACAACCGAGCCTTCAGGGCAGCGTCTTCGGCTAAAAGGAAACCGGGGTTAGACAAGGGGCACGTCCTCTCTCATTTGGGAGTTCAGGTGCTCTTGAACAACAGACACCAAGGTATCTACGGAGTTACGGACGTAAGGCACGGGGGGCATATCTATGGTCCCGAATTCCAACTCCTCAACAGCCTCGATGATGTCAACCGGGCCAACAGCCTCAACGCTTAAAAGCCCACGATTAACATCTACTTCCAGAAATCTAGAGGCTACTTCCCAAGGGCCTTCAGCCCCCTCAACGAGTACAGCTTTAGCTTTTTTCTGGCCAGTAGCTACGTAGCTGTCCAGCTGAGAGATCATGTAATCGCACATGTCATCAGCTAAATCGGCTATACCGAAGTGACCAGACAGGAACCCAGAACTAGAAGCATAAACAGGCGAATTAGCCATACGGCACCTCCAGTTCTAGGCGTTGATCAGCGATTACTGGTGGCAACGCTCGTTACCACCTATCGCAATCATACACTATAAAGAAGGGAACGTGCTTGGCCAAACATCATCTGTAAGTGTATTTATGCGTTGATCGAACACAAACTCTTCGTCCATGAACACTTCATAGCCAGCTATCTTGATGATGATTTCGCCCTTCAGACGACCGCCTACTCTATAGTTAGCCACTTTGTAAAAGCGATCATCATAGCTAAGCACGTCATTGAGGTGCGGGCCGTATTCCCCAGGAGAAATGACCCCACACACCTCTGCGTCCCGGAGAAGTATGGTGAACATGACATTCTGAGTTGGCTTGCGACCGTCTTCTCTTAAGACGAAGGAATCTTCAGACTCTTCGGCATAGATAGTAGGAACCTTGACGGGGTCCAAGAATACCCTACCTGATATGCCAGGACCGCCCTCATCGTATACATCGTCATAAGAGCTAACAGGAGAAGGAGAGTACTGGTACCACATCACATACTCGCCAGCCACTTCGTTACGCCAGCGAACATGCTTATTTATCAGGCCACGTTCAGTACCTACGTGCATATCAGTAGTATCCCGTACTCAAGTAACCGGGGGGCGGCTCACCATCAAGGAACACGTCCTGACGAATGTCGTCAGGCTCATCTTCGATGTTGATGATACCGTCGTCAATTGGCGGGAACACTCGTTCGATAGGACCGTAGTCGCCAACCTCACGAGCCTTGTAGATAGGAACGAGGCGGTTGGTAGTACGGCTGACTCGGCGCAGGGTCAGGACCTCCATGCGCTCCAGGCCAATGTTGAGAGCCTGAGCACGCTTATTGTACTCCTCAGTCCAATACTGCAAGAGGCTAGACACCATGCGATAACGCTGTGAGGCGATGATGTGTACCGACTCAGATGTAATCACGTCGATGTCTCGGCTGTACTCAGACAGGAGTCCCCAAAGGGCCTGGATCAGAGTGTGTATCCCTACTACGTCAGAAACGGCGGGGGCCATGTTAGCCAGCGGCACATTGAGGTTATGCGTGTTGAGGTTTATCGCCATGTCAGCGAAGAAGTCCAGGTCTGAGGGGGTAAGCCACTCATAGTGGTAACCCTCTACCAAAATGGTATTAGTAGAAGGCAATTCTGAGGTAAATCTCAGCAGTCCGTTACGCTCATCCACAGAGTAGTACGAAGAGGGAAAGACACTAGCGCTACTTCCACTTGTGGGCACATAGGCAACCCATAGCGTTGTTGAGTCTAAATTTGGTTTACCCAAATCGTAAGTACGCCCAGAAGGGGAAAACTTTGTCTGAAAGAACTTAGGAAAGTCTCTAAGATAGTTCCGTGCGATTGTGGTGATCTCAGACTTAGTGGCCATCAGTCGTTCCTAAGGACGTACAAGACCACGTTCAGGGGACCCGACTCTCCAGTAGCGCTCATAATGTCGAAACTAATGAGGGAGTCGTTGCCCAGATCAGTCGTGGATATGTCAGCGGGAGTAGCCGCTGTAAAGGAGGACGATTCACCACTATCTATGGTCAGCTTGTTTGTCCCTAACACTGACGTTCCATCAAGGTTAATGTCAATGCTAATCTCGTTGGTTGCTGTGACCCCAACACCATCAAGGCTGGCTTTAACGGCGGTAAGTGTAGCTGGCCAGGGAAGTCGGAAAGAGGCAACGTCGTCAGCGGAACCTGAGGGAAGAGTCCCATCGTAGGAAAGGGTAAGGACCTCTTGACGAGCAGAGGAGTAGATGGAAGTACCAGCTGGCTGGTTGTCTCCAGTGGCGGCTCTTATAATCCACACGACATAAGCAGCCTTAGGGATGTTATTGAAAGCCTGGTCCCCGCCTACACCGGAAGAATCACCACCAATAGGCTCACCAGTATTGGAGGTAGAGGCTTGTCCAGTAGACCCAGAGTAGTTGGGGACACTGAAGCTATGTGTATGGTTAGCCACGGTTCCGATTGAGACCGATAATGCCCAGTCCACCGGATAGATACCTAATACGGGAATGTTTGCGGAGGTGTTACCTGAGGCAAAATTTATGGTGGTCTGCTGACCGTTATAGATAGCCTGATATTGAGACGTATTGTCGTAAACATCATTACCAGTGTGCGTGTGCCCACCTGCTGACCCAGTAGTACCGCCAGAATGGCCATGGGACATAGAGTGGGTATGGCCCATAGAGTGGTAGTGGCTTCCTGAGCCATGATCGTGGAGAGGAAGGTTGGCAACAGACAGAGTCCTCTGATCGGAGGAGTCAGTAACGAGAGTGCCAGCGAGAGAGGAAGATATCGTGCCCTTTAGAACGTGGTCGTTAAGGTTGGGCAAAGAAAAGGTTGCGGATGTGATCCCGTAAGCTGAAGCTAAGTCTGGATAATCGGACTTATTAACAGTTTGACCGCTGGCTGCTAAGAACCCCTTTGGGATGGCGGCGCTAGACGGCCAGCCAAGCACGGACCCTACTGGGACTTGCGGTCCTACGTTCTTCTGTATAGGTACCCACCCAGTCGTCCCCCTCACGTACAACCCTGAGTTGGTACCAGTCTCTTGACTGGGGCTGAAGTAAAGTTCGCCTACAACACCACCAGTAGTAGGGGCTGCTGCACCTTGATTAAAGATCGAATTCTTGAGAAAGACTCGTTTGTCTACAATTGACCCAGATGACAAGCTCTGGGAGGTGCGATAGACAGCGGCCAATATCACCGAATTAGCTAAGTTGATCTGCCCACCACTAACCGAGGTAGACGAAGAAGAGGGGTACCTTGGGTTGATGGGGTCCTCTAACCCATCAACCGCTACAACACTAACAACCCCTGACAACACCCTAACGGTTATCAAAGAGAATTTAGAGTTAGAAGCAGCCGTGACGGTAACAACAGACTCTGGTACCGAATAGGCAACACCGTCTAAAACAACGGTGCCCTCAGCTACTAGAACCGTGTTGGCAGAGGCCAAAGATACACCGCATCCTCTATACACCCCAGAATGCCCTAAGTTGCCAAGAACCTCAAAATCAAGAGAGTCTGGCTCGGCCTGATCTATAGCGACATACTTCTCAGAAGATGCCGTGCTTGTAGCGTTCGGGATGATGAAGGCCATCAGGCTCTCCTATCAGAGAGTGTCGTAAATGTTACCGTTATTACGGAGATACTCAAAAAGATCGAGGGGAAGATCGTACCGGCGACCGTCAACGAAATCCCAACGGCTAGTACCGTAGTACATAGTCCAGGTGCCCTTGACCTTAGCGTTCTTCGTTGTAGGAGAAACGATAACGGGGGCGGGGGTCGATACTGGCACTACTTCATCCTCTACGTAAGAATCCTCATCAATGAGGACTTCAGCGATCTTTGTTGTTGGCTTCTTAGCTACCACAGTATTGCTCCTTAGTTATCTCACGAAGTCGCCTGAAGATCAATGATTAAATCACAGGCCTCTTTAGTATACACAGTAAAAGCCCCTGAGGGGGACACCGGGACCCATGAAGTATTACAAATGGTTGTACCAACGGCGTAGTTCAGGTTAGACACTTCAGGCTTACTGGTGGTGCCTGCCCAGGCAGTCAAGTACCCAGAGCCTTCTACGTTAGTAACAGTGATATTGACGAACACTGCTGTGGCTCCGGGGACCGGAACCTTAACGGAAACTACTGAACCCTTCTTTACCTTGCCAGTTTTTCTTGAATCATAGATTCTGTTAGGGGGCGTAACCAGTTTCATTTCTAAATCCTCCGTGAGAGAGAAGTCCTTGCAAGGAATCGGGTAGTTAGGGACAGGATCAGGAGAACCAGCCTGACTCCAGCCTAGCCAACCGTCGATCTCGACACACTGCATGTGCCAACTTTCTGTAGACACATTAGCATGAACTCCGTACTCCTTAGCCCACGCTGATCCCTGTACTGGCACTTCTGACCATTTGGGGGCGCGGTGAACCTTGCCAGGGTTTCTAACGACAAGGTCTACAGCAGAGAACTTGATCAAACCTGAAGCGAACTTTTGGTATTGATGGAAGCTCTTACCTTCAGGTGCAAATCCGGGTTTATCGGGCTGAGTACCATCCTCACGCCATGAGCCGCCAATGCCTACATTGCCCCCCTGAGCTACCAGCCAGCATTTCAATCTGCGAGCGAACTCGGGGTGCATCTTGTCTACATGGTGCTCCTGAAACAAGTCTTCAATAGAAACGAGGCGTGTTCCATAGCGGGTGGGATAAAGAGTCGTCATTCAGTACTCTCCTTAGTCTTTACAGGCTTAGGCAGCTTAGGGGCTGCGTCAATAGACTCTTGTTGCGTTCTTACCAATACCTTCAACATGGCCACTTCCTTAGAGAGGTTAGTGATCTGCTGAGCTAATTCGTTAATTACAAGATTAGGATCAATATTCATAGCTTATTAGGGAGTAGGCTCCCAACCTCCTAGTAGTTCATTCCAATCATAGTCTAAACCGTCATTCGGTGCAAGCACCGGAGCTTCCCACAAACAGGAATCTTCGTTCAACAGCCAAGACGGGTACGGCTGAGGCGGGATGAACGCATCCCTCGTTTCGTCATAGGTGAACCCGATCCCAGCGTAGTTCTTCCGAAACGGTGTGCCCCCAGAAAGGTGAACGCCGCCTAGCGTGTTGTACGAGGTTCGCTTACACGGTACACCCCTGAAGTTTCCGTAGAACTGTTCCCAGTCCGTCTCGCCCTCGTCTAGGCCAACAATGACCTCCACGACAACATTGTTCTCGTCCAAAAATGCGTAGTGTGCCATTACGCCACCGTCCAAGTAATAGTGCCAGTACCGGCTGTAATCCTGACATACCTTGTGCTAAGATATGTTGTGTCGACGCTAACAGTCAAACCAGAGGTTGAAATATCGTACTCTACTGGGAAGCTCAAAAACACCGTTCCGCTACCTCCGCTACCGCCTGCGGCCGACGATGCCCCACCGCCACCACCACCGCCGCCGCCGTTAGCAGCACCAGAGCCACCGGCTGTCCCATCAACACCACCATCTCCACCAGAAGTACCACCATCTCCACCGACACCCGTGGAAATGTTGTTGTCGGAAGCACCGCCGCCGCCATGAGCAAGCCAGTAAATGGAAGTGGAAGGCCATCCGATTGTCTTTTCAAGACCTCCATCACCGCCAGGGTGGCTAGTTCCACCCGCAGTATTACCAACACCGGCAGCACCACCACCACCAGCAGCAGACTGACTTGTACTGTACGTCGTACCACCACTATAACCTTGTCCTGTGGTCCCAGACCCAGGACTGGTGCTGTCGTTAGCACCAGCACCACCACCAGAACCGCCATTGCCAGGTACTTGATCTGCGTTCGGTCTAACACCATTGCCGCCACCAATCGAAGTGATCGTATGAAATGTAGTATCCGAACCCGAAGACCCATTTGTATTTCCGCCACCACCGGCACCACCGGCACCTATGGTTACGCTGTACGCCGTACCTGTAGCCAGAGTAAGGGTACTCTCAGCAGAAGCCCCACCGCCCGAAGTGCCAACGGTTGATCGGTAACCTCCTGCGCCGCCACCGGAGCCACCATAGCTGGCACGACCGCCGCCTCCACCGCCACCGCCTGCAACCACGACATAGTTGACAACAAGATCGGGAATCACGATTCCCTGTTGCCCCAGAACGCCAACGATAAAGTTATAGAATCTCATGCCGCACTCCAGGTTACCGTGCCAGTTCCAGCAGTAATCTGAGTCACCTTATTCGATCCAACAGTAGAAGTTGATCCCGTCAACCCTCCGCTCAGTGTGGGGGTGTAGGTACTAGGGTAGCGCAGGATAACCACACCAGACCCACCATTACCACCATCATCGTTTGCATTTGTTCCACCACCGCCGCCCCCAGTATTGACAGTACCGTCTACACCGCTGCTGGTTGTGCCATCACCACCGCCATCAACAGCAGCACCGAAAGATGCGTCGTCGTTACCGCCGCCGCCACCACCAGCGCGACCAATAGCCGTTCCAGTTATTGATGAGGTTACACCAACGCCCCCAGCGCAGTTTTCGGGTCTTCCATTACCACCAGAACCACCCGCACCGCCACCGCCACCAGCGTCGGTCACATAGTTACCGCCTGCATACCCTTGATTGGCAGTGCCACTAGCACCAGTATTTACAGCACCATTACCACCGCCTCCACCAGAACCGCCAGATTGCGATGCGCCAGATGTAGCACCACCTCTGCCGCCACCAGTAGAAGTGATGCTGACAAAAACCGAGTCGCTGCCGTTAGAGCCAGGATTACCTCCAGTGCCTCCAGCGCCCCCCGCTCCAACAGTGACCGTATAAGCAGTACCAGGGGTGCAACTCAGAGAAGTTTCAGCAGAAGCTCCTCCACCCGAAGACTCTCCAGACACAGATGAGCGATAGCCGCCAGCGCCGCCTCCACCACCATCATTTCCAGAACCACCACCGGCACCACCGGCAATAACAAGGTACTCAACAGTAAATGAAAGGGTCGGGGTCGGGATGCGTACACGTTTCTGCCCGACCGCTGCAATAGCAGCAGCAGCAAGGCTCATGATGTGCCACCAAATACAGAGATTGTGTTGGAACCGGTGAACACAACCATCATGCCTTCTGACTCAGCAATGGTTGTTTTAGCTCCGTTTACCGTGATTCCTGTGGTCGAAAGGGTCAACCCTCCGGCTCCGGTCGATTGGAGCATAAACCAGTCGCCAGTAACGAATGTACCAGTGGGGACGGTCACAGTAACCTGGGATGCGTTGCTGAACTGAGTCAGTTCAAATAGGTCACCAGATGCCAACGTGTGGGTGGTAGTGGTGACGGGCGTGTTGGTGGTGGCGTACTTTGGATCATCAGCACCAGAGATGACACTAATAGTGTTAGAAGCGGTAAAGACGACCATGATAACTTCGCCCTCTGATACTGAGGTGGAAGAACCTGTTACCGTAAGGCCCGTAGTCGAAAGCGTCAACCCTCCAGCCCCGGTCGATTGAAGCAGGAACCAATCTCCAGCGGAGAAGGTTCCAGTAGGGACCGTTACAGTAACAAGCGAAGCGTTGCTGTACTGAGTCAATTTCCAGACATCACCAGCAGCAAGTGTGTCCGTTGTTGTGGTAACGGTTGTGTTGATGTCTGTGCCTGGGTTGGTAGCACCAGCCTCAATACCGTCGAGTTTCGTTCCATCTGCTGCAACGTCACGACCATCTACGGTCCCTGTGACGGTGATATTTCCGGTTACAGTTAAATCACCACTGTCAATACTGAAATCGCCAGTAGCAACACCGCTAGTCGATGCGCCAGAATAGATACCCCATACATCCGTGGTCGGGAACCCTGCTGGATTAAGATAAAGTTGAAACTCCCCGTAGGTAGAGTTGCCAGCACCTTTCTGATAAGCGGACCTTCCCTCAAACCGAAAAGTTGCATAGTTGGTTGTGCTTGGCGTAAAACAAAGATCAACGAGATTCAGGCTATCAACCTCAAAAATAGCTCCAGCAATAGGAAATGCTCCATTGACCTTGAGCCGAGTCGATCCGTAAGCACCGCCTGTCTGCTCAATAACTTGAACACTAGACGATGTAGTAATATCGCCGCCAACAGCTATATCTCCAGTAACGGTAAGCGCCGATGCTGTTCTTGTGCCATCAGCCAACAGGTACTGGGTGTGATCGTCGTCACCAAGACCAGTCAAAGCGCCGTGGTCAGCTACTGCACCAGATGCAATACCGTCAAGCTTGGTTCCATCAGCAGCAACATCTCGTCCATCGACTGTTCCTGTGACGATGATATTGCCGTTGATTTCAGCATTGCCTACAACGTCTAGCTTTTCTGATGGGCTGGCAGTACCGATTCCTGTATTGCCAGCAGTACCGTTGAGCAGGATGTTCCCGCCGAAAGTGTTGATGTCAAGTGAGTTATAAGTGCCACTAGATGAACCGAATGATTGAATACTGTTTCGGTCGATCCCAAGACTGATCGTGTTGCTTGCACCAAGTTTGACCCAGCCGGTGTAATGGCCTGTGATGTTCGCTCCGTTGTCAACGACAATGTCGCCAACAGTTGCATTACCAGTAACGTCCAAAGACGTTGCTGAACGTGTTCCATCAGCAAGTAGATATTGTGTGTGGTCGTCATCACCAAGACCGGTCAAGGCACCGTGGTCTGTTACACCACCGCCACTAGCGGTAGCCCAAGTTACTGTACCGGAACCGTTGGTCTGAAGTACCTGCCCTGTGGTGCCATCGGCGGTAGGGAGGGTGAACTCCCCGGATACACCAAGGCTGGCTGCCTCTAAGGCATCGTCAGTCTTGAGCGTGTTAGCTGCGCTTCTGTAAAGAGTGGTATCGGGGGCGTTTGTGCCGTCACCCCAACTGACCTTGCCACCAGCATCAATGGTCAAACGCTTCTGGGTATCTCCGTTTACATCAACAGAAATAGCTTGAGAAGCAGCAGATGTTGCGTCCTCTACGGTGATAGGTGTTTTAAATCTCTGAGCCACGGCCTCAACCGTACCTTTCTAAGCGGCCCTCAAGCCGCTATCATCACGCCGAGGTAACGACGATGCGGTAATCACCAGCGGTGATTGTACCGAGCAAGGTTACCGTAACCACGTTCGTGTTAGTTCTGACTACGTCACCGATAACAGTAGCACCTGTCGAGTCATCATATACCTGAACGAGCACATCCTTCGTACCAAAGTTATGGGTAACAGTCGTCGTGCTGGTACCAGCCGTGTCGGCAGCGCAATCAACGGCGACGATGCGAGCCAAGGTAGTACCAGAGATACCGCTCGCCGTGGCAGCGATGTTATCACGAGCATCAGCAGCAGTTCCGGCACCAGTACCACCGTAAGCGACGGGGAGGTCTGTGGTGGCACTGAGAACTTCGGTGCCGCTGATGAATACACCACCAACGTCAATCGAACCAAGGGTACCTGAGAACACCTCTGAAGTGTTCGTGGCGTTAGGGATGAAGGTGAATCGACCTGTTGAGTCATCAAGACCGAAGAAGCCGACCTTAGCGGTGCCGTCGTTCCACTTGAACTCAATACCACGGTCCTTGTTGTCGTTGAGACCTGCGCCGTCACCGCCGATGGTGAAGATGGGGTCATCAATCGTGACAGTGGTGGAGTTGACGGTGGTGGTAGTACCGTTGACGGTGAGGTTACCCGTAACTATAAGATCGTTACCAATGGTCACGTTGTTGGGGAGGCCGACCGTGATAGCCCCTGTGCTGGCAGAAACCTCTACCTCGTTGGTCGTACCAGCAAGGGAGAGGACACCGGTGTTAGCAACGGTAGTAGTGCCAGCAGCATCGCTGTAGGTAACGCTAACGCCCGTACCAGCGGTAACGCTCGCACCGATGGTGTCTTCGACGTACTCCTGAAGACCGGTAACCGCCGTGGTAGCGATGGCAATGTTGGTGGAGCCAGCGGCAGTAAGACGACCGTACGCATCAACGGTAAACGTGGCTACAGCGGATGCCGACCCATAGCTATTGGCAGAGACACCAGTAGTAGTGAGTGAGAGGTCAATAGCACCATCACCAGCATCGTCGTACGAGGCAGAGATGCCCGTATGCGAACCGTTGGTGGCGATCTGCGCCCCAGAAATGTCCTGAACTGCTTCTGTGAAGCCAGTAATCGCACCAGTACCGATAGCAATGTTGGTAGAGCTGGCAGCAGTCAACTGACCCTGAGCGTTAACCGTAAAGGTGGCGACCTGAGAAGCTGACCCGTACGAAGCAGCGGTAACTGCGGTGTTATCGAGGTTAACCGTAATGGTGTCGCCGCTTACTGCCGACGAAAGGCCGGTACCACCTGAAATGGTAAGAGTGTCCGTACCGATGACAACGCCGTTATCGGTGCCGCTATCTGCTGCGATGTCCAAAGTGGCAGCGCCCACGGACTCAGTAGAAATGGCCGTGATTCGACCATATGTATCAACTGTGATCGCAGGAATTGCTGTGGCACCTCCATAGCTGCCTGCTGATACTCCAGAGGTACCAAGGCTCAAGGTAACAGTACCTGAGGTACCTCCACCTGAAAGGCCAGTACCAGCAGTGACGCCAGTAATGTCACCATCCTTGAGGTCCACCCAGGACGTACCGTTGTACACACGGAAGACGTTAGAAGTGGTGTTGAAGTACACCTGACCAGCGGCGGGGGAGCCTGGATCGCTAGCAAGGTTCTGAACAACAGCGTTCTGAAGCTCATTTCCATTGAGGTTTAAGCTAGTGAGGTACTTCTGTGCCATTACGGCTCCTTAGGTGAGGTAGGCGTATCCAGAGAATGCGCCACTAAAACTAACAACGATCTGGGTGTCGTCTATGTAGGTGACATCGCCTATGACAACAGTATCAGAACTATCCACTACTGTGATAGAAGGCTTGCCCTCTAAAGTGTGATTTATTGTCCAAGTAGATGCGGGGGCGAGTTGAGTGTGTACATGCCGCTGAGTAGGACCCGGTTCACCCGGTTCACCCCGTGGACCCTGCGGACCACCGGACAGCACCTCTACGGTGTTGTTGATGTCAGGAGACTGAATCAGTACAGAAGTGGGGGTCTCCGTTACAGTTACTACGTTGGTGCTAACAGTCGTGTAAACGGAGGTATCGGTCATACGTATACCTCAGGAACTACTACAACCCTTCCCTTCAACAATCTTGTTACATATCCTGACTCGGAAGTCAGTTCCAGAACATAAGAGTGACGACCAGCAGGAAGGTCATCCGTGGCAGATGCGGACATCTCTACTGTGATAGTTCCAGCAGTACCACCGAGAGTTATCTGTCCGCTTTCGGTCGATAAAGTAGTAAGGATTGGATTGTTTGTAGTATCGCGCCTAATAACCATGGATGCGGAATATCCAGTCAGATCTACAGGATCTGAGTTGGAGTCCTTCCATACGAATACCTGATCGTATGAAGCCCCTTTGTCTAATGTAATAGCGTAAGTACCAGCGAGGGACGACATACGGGCTTCTTTCTACGAACACGAAGAGGGCGGGGGGCGAAGTGCCCCCCGCCCTCTTACTTACGGTGCCTTGTCGGGTACCGAACTATCAGACAGTGATGGTGCCACCGAGAGCGCCACCGTAGGTGTTGAGGACAACACGGCTCTCGTGCGTGATCATACCGAAGCCCCAGATGGCGTACCAGGCCAGACCGTGCTCACGACCGAAGTCGATCACACCGCCGTCTCGCAGCTCAACCGGGAGCGAGATGGCATGGCCGAAGGCGTTGTCACCGATCATGATGGAGTTGTACGACTGGGTGTGCGGAGCCTGAGCACCGGACGTGCCACTGTCAATGTCGGCCGGTACGGTGAGGCCCTTAGCCACCTGCGTGGTCTCAATGAACACCACGTCGTAGATACGGCCGATCTCACCGAGCATGAAGTTGCCGGGGGCGGCATACTTCGTGACTTCGATGAACTCCGGCCAATCACGGAGCGCACGGCTCTGCGCCGGGTGAACGAAGCACACGTAGGTGTCGCCCAGACGGGGGATGTTCTGCCCAGCGAGCACCTCAACAGCGTCCTTGATGGACGCCGGGGAGAGCCAGCCCGGAGAGGCAGCGGTACCAGCCGTGCCCTGATCGTACGGCGAAAGGGCAGTACGGTCGCCTACAGAAGAGCGGCCGAACACGACGTTCGGAGCAACAGCCGAGCCACCACCGAACGGGATAGCGTTCTGGTAGAGGGTGTTGCGAGCCTGCGTGTCCATCGACTGCGCCATGTGACGACCGAGGAGGCGAGAGGCCGATGCCATAACGTCATCGAACGCCGCATTAAGCAGCAGTTCGGTAACGGCCACAGCCTTACCGTGCTCCTTGACGGTGATCTGGATCTGAGAAGCGGTCAGCGAGACCGGCTCCATACGAACACCCTCGTCAAGCTCAGAACCATCCTGATCCACGTCGAGGTTGTTGTAACGCATGAAGTTGATGGTCAGACCAGGCTGAACACCGAGTTCGGTCTTCTTGACGGCGAACTGCTCAAAGCGAAGCACCGGCATCGCCTGGAACAGAATCTCCTTCGACCAAATCTCCTGAATAGCAGGTGAAAGGGCGGTGGAGGTGTCGTAACCAGTAGCTGAAATGGCAGCGGTACCGGTAATCGCACCGTTAGCGGGAGCGGGAAGGGCCATGGGTTTATCCTCCGTAGGATATATGGTTGTTGGTTATGTGTTAGCGACCTCTAAGTGAGGCTTGTGCCAAGAGCCGGTCCCTAACTTGTGCATACTGATCCATCGTCATGTTGGCGATATCCGCCCCCGTTAACGTCTGCTGCTCCGTTGCGTTCTCCAATGGCCCAATTGGGGTTGACCCCGTTGCCGGGACTCCCCTCAGGCGCTGCTGTTGAGGCATAGCCTGTTGGATGTTCTCTAATATAGCAGATGTTCTTGCTACAACGGCAGAAATTGACGCTTCAATCTCTTCTTCGTTATTTCCTCTGACAAAATCAAGCAATTCTGGCATGATTTCGTCCTGCTTTTCCTGAATTCGTCGTGACTTATACGATTCAAGCTCCTGAAAGCGGCGCTCCTGCTCAAGGATCATCTTCTGAGTCTCAGCTTCCTGCTGGAGAAGACCGAACTTCTGCTCCCATTCCTGCTGGACTGTGTTGATGCGCTGCTGAAACTCGTCCTCCTTCTTCATAAGGAGGTCCTTTGCCGACATCTCGGCTTCCTCACGCTGACGACGCTCCTCTGCCTCTTTGGCAGCGAGTTCTTCAGCGAGACGCTTCTGCTCTTCACGCTCCTGATTGAACAACTCAACCTGCTCTTGCAGCTTGGAGATCTTGTCGTAGAGCTTGTCCTTCTCCTGGCGACGGATACCCTCTACCTCTTCCTGAGTGAAGAGCTTTGAGTTCTCTGTTCTAGAGGCCTCGGGGGCCGCTGCCTGCTGGGTCGGGACATCAATGGTGATCGAGTCACCAGGATCGTTGATACCTGCCATGGTTAATACCTCACGTTGTCGTGCTGATATAGCTGAAATTGGTTACGAGTTGTCAGTCCGATTCAGGCACTCGTCGTTGAGCCAGGTTGGCTCCGAATGCCCGCTGTGCCAGTTGGTTTACTATGTCACCAGAGGGGCTAACCCCTGGCATTACTCCCGATTCCTCTTGTGGGGAACCGGCAGAAGTTGTACCGGAGCCTCCAGCGCTCTTAACAGCTGGCTGTGCTCCCTCAGGGATAAGCATTCCGGTAAGAGCCATAACGGAGGCACCGATCTGGGCGTTGATAAGTTCGAGCGCCCCTTGGTCAAAGGCATCGTCTCTAAGCTCTTCAGATACCTCTGCCATTTTCTCGTTCGGGAACTCCTCACCCAAAGCCCTAAGGGCACCACGCTTGGACTCAAGCCCCATAGCCATCTTCGCTTGCAGCTCGTTCAGCTTGATGAGCTGGTCAACAGGCAGCGGATCAGGCCAATGGATGGACGTTCGGTACGTATTCGGATCACGAGGATCAAGAATCTGAGCTTGATCAGGCTCTGGGTACGTGGCCTCCATTGGATTCCACTGGAGGCTCTCAGGCTCATGAACAGCCTGAGTGCGAATGATGAGTTCATTCAGCTGGACCAAGCCCTTGGTGAAGTGGACCTTCTTCATGTAGAAGCGGTTCATCATCGGCTGGTACTGAATTGCCAGGGCTACACCAGACGTGTTGGAGATCGGTTGGGTTCTACCGAGAGCGTTCTCGGGTACACCCGTGATCTCGTGCATAGCCTGTTTAATCATCTGGATGTACTGGAGAGCACCGCCCATCTCGCCGCTTGATTCAAGGTTGTAAACACGAGCGTCCTTAGGCAACCCTGCCCATACCTTCTTGGCTCCACGCTCTAACTGAGAAGCCTTAGCTCCTGTAATAATAGTAACGGGGGCGCTGTGGTAGTTGACGATGTCAGAGACCTCAGACATCTTCTCGTTCATCTCACGGTTCAGGGAAATGATGTCCCAGATATCCGACTGACCCCAGGGAGAAGAAGAGATGCTCACGTTAGGAATATGAACGATGGGCACCTTACCGATGGGGTTCGGGTACTGGTCGATCAACTCATCGTTGATGTACTGCTCAACCGTATCGTCCGTAAGGATCTCAGTGAACGTGTACACCTGCCGAGTGCCTTCGGGGCTGGTGCCCCAGAAGCGGTACTTAAGCTTGAAGCGAAGGATGCGATCCCTGTCATGGGGGTGATACTCAGGGAAACAGTACGCCGGATTCAAGGGAATGATACGAGTCTTTCCGGTGTGGATGACTCCAATAGCGTCCTCCCAAGGCTCCTCGTAAGCAACCTTGACGAAGCAGTCACCGGTAACACTGGCGAGCTGGCCCATTTCCCAAAGCGTCTTCTGCTTATCGTTATCGACTTCCCATACCTTCTGAAGGAGGTGAGGAATGATCGCACTCGACATCTCAGGGGTCTTGAACTGGACGCCCTTACCAAAGCAGAAGTTGGTGATATAGTCCGAAATTGTACGGACATAGTTGAGCGTGATGTTCTGATCGCCCATCTCACGACGATGCGACCAATGATGCCCGAGGTACCAAGCCCAGGCAGCGGAGTAGCGGTTCAAACGGGGGCCGTGAACCTCAAACTCTTCGTCAGCCAGTTCGACCAAGCCAAGGGGAGAGATAGCGACAGTAAGGTCGCTTGAACTGGCTCTATAGCTTGGTGACCAAAAATCAACTGGCAATGGACGCTCCTGTCAGAGTCATGCACACATAAGAATAGCAGGTTACTTGCTATTCTTCTTCTTTTTAGCAGCGTTCATGTTATCTACTAAATTCGGATAGGGACGCCCAGCCTTCTTGGCCGATGCCTTGGCCTTGCTCTTCTGGTCGGGGGTCAGCTTCTTATCCTTCTTTGTGGGGTCCTTTTTCTCCCACACCTTCTTTTCGGTCATTACTTCTTGCCTCTATTTCGTGCTCTGTTAGTGCTCGGATCTTCTGCAACCAGTTTGCCGCTCTTGGTGTGGGACATGTCCTTCTTAGCGACAGGCTTGTGGCTGTTCTTGTCGTTGGGGCCGTCAATCCCACGATCACGACGCTCCTTACGACGTTCGACCTTCTTGTCCTTGACGGACTGCTTCTGGTCGTAGTCCTTCATGTACTCGGCTTTCTTCTCCCGAGCATCAGGATTCTTCTGGTAGTACTTAGCTGTTGACTTCTTACGGGTAGTCATTACCACTTCACCTTGTCTGCCCAATAGGCGGCGCTCATCTTGCCCTTCTTGATGTTGGCAGAATGACGAGCCTTGAAAGATTCCCGCTTCTTTCTCATCGCCTCTGACTCGCCAGCCTTGGGCTTGCCAGCAGTCTTTGCGCCCTGCTCTCCGAACCGGATGGTCTTCACCTGATCGCCTTCTTTGGCGACAACAATGTGAGACTTGGTCGGATGGTCAGGGGTGCGCTTGGGCTTGTTGTATCCCTCAACGCCAGCTCTTGCCAAGCGTGGGTCCTTCTTCTTCTCAGCCATGAGTTACCTCACTTTGTAGAGGCACGGAGCATCCATGCCCACTTCTTGTGCATGTCAATGCGGCCAGCGAGAAAGTCCATGAAGCCCTGTTCATCCTGCTTTTCAGCTTCCTTGAACACGTTCATGTACGTCTCAATGACCTTGTCGTTGGCCTCTTTAAGAGCAGAGGCCATCGCCTTGGGGGACGGATCTACGTCCTTGACCTTGAGTGATGTCATCTTCACGTACTCACTCAAATCGAAAGGGGCGTAGGCGTCGAGTTTGCGGATGTTCTCAGCGACGCCATCGACAGAGTCGCTGACATCTTCATAGATCATCTGAAAGAGCGAGTGGTACTGACTGAAGTCCTGACCCTCGACATTCCAATGAAAGCCGATAGACATGAAGTAGAACGTCACGACATCGGCCAACAACTTCTCTGTAGCTTCAATAAGAGATTTCATGCACCGGCCTCCACGTACAAGTTATCACACCGTGGTGGAGTTAACTCGTTCTTCTACTTTGTTAGCCTTACTATAGCCCCTACAGCTCTTGCACTGAACCATCCGGTATCTACCTGATCTGGTCGTGTAATACTTTCTAGTGACCAGTTCTTCATGACCGCAACGGGGACAAGCGAGAGGGTCGCCCCCGTACAAACCACGGTGAGGATGAGTTTTAATCCAGGGCAAGAGCTTGTCGTACAACTGCTCTGTCAGAACCACATCGTGACGGTTGTACTTACGCATAACCTTCCAGGCGGCGGCATCGCCCTTCATGCACCTCAACCAAAGGTCGAAGCCGTCGTGCTGAACCTTGCCGCCAAGTCCCAATTCCGAAGCTACGTGTTGCAGCTTGTTGCTTGCAAAACGAAAGCGCTGCTTTACGACGGTAAGGAGATCTACGTCTACATAATGCGAAGGGGGCGCTAACCCAGCCAAGAGAAACTCTCTGTTGAGGTGCTTCATGTCAAACGACTTGCTGTTGAAGCCGACAACTACATCTGCCTCATCCAGCAGATCCCAGATCTTAAATATCATAGACTTATGACCGTCATGATAATCGCTAGCGAAATGAACCTTGCGTTCACCGTGCCACTTAGCCGCCCAGGAGATAACTCTACCAAACTGGTCTACCTGGTTAAGTGCGACGTTCTGGTCCCACAATCCCCAGACATAGGCGAGGTTTGGCCTGGTCTCTATGTCTACGGTAAGTATTCTGATGCCCAATGGAGCACCTCCTTGTGTCACGTACTCCAAACCAGTCTACAACCAATACTGCTACATAATATAGGGCTGACGCCTTAGCACAGCGCTCTTTGCGTACCCCTCAGTGTTGGGGTTATCGGCAAATTGAGGTGAAAGATTCTTAGATTCGTACATCCAGTCAAAATTGCTAGAAGAACCCAACCAGTCAGGGCGCTCAGTCATACCAGCACCTTCTGCTCCCCAGTTCCTGACAACTGGGTAATGATCAGCGTGGCTAGAGAAATGAGAAGAACGACCTGCCTGCTCTGAACCCCATCTCGCAGCTTGAACAGAGTTTGAGTTATCAGAGTAGTTAACTCCTCTGCTAAGTCCCATAGCAGCGTTAACATTACGGGACGCCTTATCGTTAAGGGCGTGAACCAGCCCACCACCCTTTGACAGCATCTCTTCTGCTTCGTTGTTGCCTGGTTCGTGCTTCGTAACTACGTTGCCCTCATCATCAACCTTCAGGTTACCAGCAGAATCCTTCTCTGGACGCATCTTAGGCACGTAACCTCTTGGAGCACCGGGACGGCCCTGCCACACAGTGACTCCGGGTCTACCACTAGAAGCATCAGAGTCTATAAAGTTGAATCCCTTTGCGGAATTCAACCAAGGCATCATCTGCTGACTTTCCATAACGTCAGTTACAACATACTGCTCAGCAGAGTTAGGGGTAGACATAGCGGTGAGGAACGGTCCAGTTTTAGGAGCAGCGGTACCTTCCAACCTAACTGTTCCATCTGGAAGGTATGTAGGCTCAGTAGCACCCTTACTGTAGTGTGGCTTAGCAGTAAGGGTGGACCTCTGAGAGGCATCGGCAAGCATATCCTGCATATCTGCTAAACCACGCTTAGCATTATCTGGACGGGAACCTGAAAGGTTTGAGGTGTTGATTTCGCGACCTTCGTTAGCGGCGGCGAACACCTCTCTTGCTGCTATAAGATTAGGAAACTTTTCGCCCCGCTTGAACGGTGTATTAGGGCTGGTGCGGGAAACTGAGGAGGCACCGATATACCTACCACGAGCCTCTACCTCCTCTTGGGGCATCCCGGCAGTTGACTGACGGAATTGTTCACTCTCCATAATGGGATTGATGACCATGTTCTGGTACACGGATTGAGCCTCGGCGTGTGCAGAGTCTCTCTTAGCACGGAGATCTGGATCTGGAATGTCAGCAGTAGGCTTACCTCCGTAGAAGTGCTGGCTCACATTCTCATTAACCCCAGCAGCAGCGTGCTCACCCATGACGCGCATCATGTTACGTAATTGAATACCAGTTATGTCTGCCTCAGCGTTGACTGCTTTACCACTGCGGTTAGACGGCATACCAGCAATACCCATAACCTGATGTGCCTTGTCTACCTCTGCTGAAGAAAGATCTTCCCATCTTCTGCTCGCCTCTGACGCAGAGCTTACTTCATGAGGCTCGTCAATGGCGGGGGTATTTGCAGCACGAGATTCATTTGGAAACGCTCGCATGGCACCAGACAACCAACTCGTCAGTTTAATCTGGTTCTCTGCGTCTAACCGCTCTTCTTCGGTACCGTTAACTATGGCATTACCTAGAGCCATTGCACGATCTGGCTCCATCCAACGGTAGCCTATAGGGGCGTCAATTATTGAATCTTGGGTGTTGTTTACAACCGCGTCGTAAGACTTACGTCTGGAGGCCCTATCACGCTTATCCTTATCAGAAAGAGTAATACCTCGCACCCGCTTACGATCAGGGATAGCAGGCTTCTCTACAAAGGATCCGTCGAGCGTTTTCTCTTTACGAGTTGCTTTAGTAAAGCTGTTAGGGGTACCCCCAGATGGGGTCACATCATGAGGACTTACCTTATTTTTTGTATCCTTCTTTTTGGCAGCCATGTAGGCCCCTCAGTAACTCAGCCGCTTACGCGAGTCGGGTTCGGTCGGTTCATGTGCATACCTGAGTTGTAAGTCATCTCAAACATCGGCATACCATCACCGGCC